TTACAGAGCAGGTAAATTAACACCTGCAATGATGAATCGAATCTCAAAAATGAGGGCTAGAAGTGGCAAGTAAAGAGCAAGTTATAGATAAGTATTCCAAATCAAGCGGAATATCTAAATCTACACTCAGAAAAGTCTACAAACGTGGACTTGGTGCTTACTACAGCTCTGGTTCTCGTCCAGGTGTATCTGCTCATGGTTGGGCTGCAGGGCGTGTTCGCAGTTTTGCGACAGGCAAAGGCGGTGCAAGAAAGGCGGATGCAGATTTATTAAGACCAAAAAAATCTAAAAAAAGGAAATAACTATGCCGTATCACAAAGGAAAAAAGAAATCAGTTAAAAAGCCAATGAAGAAAGGCTATAAAAAAGGTAAAAAGTAATGCCTTTTTCCAAGTATTCATCTAAACAAAAAAAACTTGCTAGAGTTGCAAAGCCTAGAACTAAAATTACTAGCGCAGACTTTAAAAAACTTAGAAAAGCTAAGAAAAAAAGAAAATGAAAAAGAAAGTCAAAGCTCCAAGAGGCTATCATTTTATGAAAGTTGGTAAAGGTTATCGTTTAATGAAAAATAAAGGTAAGTTTGTACCACATAAAGGAGCATCTACTTCTGCTGAGTTTGAAGTTATAACCAAGCACAAGTGAGTAAGCCTGAAAAAAAAGTTAGATTTGAAACCTTTGCTGAATTAAGCAAGTATATGGAAAACAATACCAAGCGACAAAAGAAAAAAAATGAAAAACAAAATAAAAAGCATAGTAGGTAGTCTAGCACCCACACTCGGTGCTGCTTTGGGTGGCCCATTAGGTGGTCAAGCCGGGCAAATACTAAGTGGTGTATTGGGTGTACCCAACAATCCAAAGTCTATAGAAAATGCAATGCAAAGTCTTAGCTCAGATCAAATGGTTGCTCTTAAAAAAGCAGAAAAAGAGTTTGAGGTGCAAATGCAAGAACTTGAGGTTGATGTTTTTGCTTTGCAAACTGAAGATGTGCAAGATGCTAGAGAAAAATTTAGCTCTGATTGGACACCAAAATTTTTAGGTGTTCTTTGTCTTGTAGGTTTCTTTGGTTACATTGGTTTAGTTACACTTTATCCACAACCTGATGCAAGCGATGACATTGTTATGCTAGTTATTGGATCAATTACAGGTATAGCTACCGCAGTTATATCTTTTTACTTTGGCTCGTCCCACAAGAAATGACTTGGAAAAACTTTAAACTTGATGAATTCAAGTGCAAACATTGTGGTAAAAACGAGATAAATCATAAATTAGTTGATAAACTACAAGTATTGCGTGACGACTTAGGATTTCCCCTAGTCATATCGTCTGGGTATAGATGTCCTGAACATCCGATAGAAGCAAAGAAAAGCAAACCCGGAACACACGCACTTGGCCTAGCAGTTGATATAGCTGTTAGTCACCAAAAAGCATTAGACGTGTTATACAAAGGTATTGCACATGGTTTTACAGGCATAGGAGTTAATCAAAAAGGAAATGGACGATTTATACATTTGGATATCGCAGAAGTGGAAAATTATAGCCCGCGCCCTCACATCTGGAGCTACTGACTTTTATTGATATGGAGATTTCAGGTTACATCGTTTGGAATATCATAGTTACTTTGATCCTAGCACCTTTAGTCTATGGCATAAGAAAAAACGAAAACGAGATTAAGCGTGTTGACATTTTGCTTAACAAAACTAGAGAAGAAGTAGCCAAAGATTATTTAACAAGAAATGAACACACAATTGAGTTTCAAAGATTAATAGACAAAATAGACAAACTTGATGCTAAAATAGATAAACTAATTACAACTTAATATGGCAAGAGGATTAATAGGCGGTATAAAGCCACAAACACCAACCACAGGATCAGTAGCAACTGGTCAAGCATACGCACAACAAATAGCAGGTGGCATACCTTTTGAACAGGTCGTTGCACCAGGGTTGCAGTTTAGTCCTGAAGCACCTATGGGTTTAACTCAAGAGGAGTTAGATTTTATAGCTAAAGGGCCAGCACCCGTCATGCCCGTAGCTCCAACTATTGGAGAGCCTGTAGCACCATCTATTCCAACTATGCCTTTTGCACCTGTTGGTACACCGATGCCAAAAATTGTAGAAAAACTACCTGAAGGGCCTGAGTTTGATTTTGATTTTGATTTTGATTTTGATGATATATTTAGAGATATAGATGCAAGAGAGTTAGCAGAGGTCGTTGAAAAAGCAGAAATACCTTCTTTGTTTGAAAATAATATTCCACAAGAAGGCCCTATCATGGATTCTTCTTTGGTAATGCCTTCAGCACCTTCAATATTTGATGTTCAACCAATATCTCAACCAATGGTTTCACAACCAATGTCACCAATGAATTTTACTGGTTTATCACAAATACCTTACATACCACCATTAGCAACACCGTCAGCTTTGACACAGCCAAGAATAGATATAGATGATATTGTTTCTCCCATCAGATCAAACAAGCTGATGAGAACTATGCCAAATTTATTTAATATAGTATAAATGCCAACACACGAAGAAGTCGTCAAGGCCGAACAAGCCGAACAAATATTAAACTCAGACGTATTTGCAGAGGTTATAGAAAACCTTAAAAACGAATACATTAACTTTTGGTTAAACTCTCGCGATATAAAAGATGTGAATATCAGAGAGGACTTACATAGATCAATCTTATTAATACCTGAGATAGAAAAACATCTTAGAATCATTGCAGAGAAAGGCAAACTTACCAAAACACATATCAATAAGATTCGTAGCGTAGGCTAAAATCTTTCCTTTTTTAAATAAATTCATATAAAATACTTATAAATACACATAAGGAGTATTTATGAGCAATAACGGAAAACCGACTGCTTTACAAACTGAAGGAGAACTAGCTACTTCAGCGTTTGAAAGTTTCTTAACTCCTCAAGAGGAAACAGTTAAAGAAGCAGTCACAAATGAAGTAGAAGAGGAAGTCATTGAAGAGGATGAATTACCAGAAGCAGCCGAACTTGAAGAAGAGATGGTTGAAGATGAAGAATCCGATTTTGATGATGAAATTGATGACGAAGAACAAACTGAGGTTGAGGACGAACAAGAGCAACCCACCTACTATAAAGTCAGAGTTGACGGAGAAGAGGTAGAGGTCACGCTTGAGGAACTCCAAAGCGGATATTCACGTCAGCAAGATTACACGCGCAAAACTCAAGAGCTGTCGCAACAACGGAAAACCATTGAGCAACAGCAACAAGAATTAGCGCAAAGAGATGCGATTTATTCGCAGTTGTTACCGAAATTGGAAGCCCAACTAAAGGGCGAATTGGCAGGCGAGCCAGATTGGAACAAGTTATACGAGGATGATCCCGTTGGCTATGTTCGAGAAAAGCAACTCTGGGATGAGAAGAAAGAGAAGTTGCAGGCCACTCAAGCTGAACAGCAAAGACTTCAACAAGAAGCAGCGCAAAAACAGCAAGAGCAAATTGCACAAATGGTGCAAGAAGGTCAGCAAAAGCTACTTGAACTTATACCAGAATGGCAAGATCCTGAAGTTGCAACAAAGGATAAGCTAGCGATTCGAGAATATGGAATCAACGTCTTAGGTTACACACCTCAAGAGATGGATGCCGTGTATGACTACCGAGCCTTACTTGGTTTAAGAAATGCTTGGTTGCAAAGCAAAACTGTTAAAGCAACTAAGAAAAAACCAACGGAAAAAGCAAAGGCTAGGGTTGCAAGACCTGGTACTACGAACCGACCAAGATCAGTAGCTCCTGTGAAGAAAGCAAAACAAAGGTTGGCTAAAACTGGGAAACCCTCAGATGCAGCTAAAGTTTTTGAACAATTATTAAAGTAATTTACAAGGAGTAAAAAATCATGGCAAAAGTAACTAACGCTTTTGATACTTACACCGCAACTGCTGATAGAGAAGATTTAAGTAATATCATTTACAACATCTCTCCTATGCAAACTCCGTTCATGTCCTCAATCGGTACACGAAATGTGAGCAATGTGGTGTTTGATTGGCAAACAGAATCTCTACCTACACCAAGTTCAAGTGGAGAATTAGAAGGCTTTGAACTTTCAAGAGCAGCTTCAACTGCTACTGTAAGAGCAAGCAACGTATGTATGATCTCAAAAAGAGATGCAACTGTAACAGGATCTCAAGAGAGTTCAGATCCAGCAGGTAAAAGGTCAGAAATGGCTCATCAACTTGCTATTATGTCTAAAGCTCTTAAAAGAGATATGGAAGAGGCTCTATGTCAAAAAGGAGCTAAAACAACTGGTAATGCGACAACTGCTCGTGTAACTGGTGGTTTTGAGTCTTGGATCACTTCAAACGATTCAAGAGGAACTGGTGGTGCTTCAACAGGAAGCGGAGCAGCGCCTACCGATGGCACTCAGAGAGCTTTAACTGAAACTCTACTCAAAGATACACTTGAGCTAGCTTTCACAAATGGTGGTGAACCATCATTGGCTATTTGTGGCCCACATAACAAACAAGTTATCAGTGGTTTCACAGGTAGATCACAAGCTAGACAATTTGTGGATCAAAATACTGTAGAGGCTTCAGTATCTATCTATTCATCTGACTTTGGTGAACTCAAAATCGTTCCATCAAACAGATCAAGAGAAAGATCGCTTCTTTTAGTAGATCCAGAATTTGCTAAAGTTGCTTATCTAAGAAATTTCCAAACAGTAGATATTGCTACTATTGGTGATGCAGAAACAAAAATGATCGTAGTTGAGTATGGACTAGAAGTGTCCAACGAAGCTGCTCATGGTGTTGTTGCAGATTTAAGCACATCCTAATTATCTGGGACGGATGGGAGTTAGTGCATTTGCATTAGCTCCCATTTTTTTATCTACAAGTTATTTCCCTAAAAGCCTAAGTCAATGATAAAATTATAGACAATATGGCAAGACGAACAATTATCGATCACAAGACTGGTTTTACCAATGAATTTGCTACGGAAGATGATAAGGTTATTTATCACACCACCCAAGATGTTGCTCCTGTTATAGAGCATTGCAAAGCATTAGCAGAAAACAAGCCAGGTAAAGATTTACGCCATGTCGCAGAAGTACCCTTAGTGGTATATCAGAAAGCCTGTAGAGAAGGCTGGGCTAACGATATGAAACAATGGAGAAAGTGGTTAAATCATTCAGATAATAAAGTCTTTAGAACATGGCAAGGTAAACTATGACATACGCAGAGCTGAAAACAAACATAGCTAATTATCTAAACAGATCAGATTTAACTTCTGAAATAGATATATTTATTGATAATACTGAAGCTGAACTTAATCGTAGATTAAGAGTTGCAGACATGATTAAACGTGCAACTGCTACAGCAGACGGACAATATTTATCTTTACCTACCGATTGGCTAGAGGCCATCAACATTGAAATAACATCTAATGATTTTAGACCACTTATGCAAATGTCTATTGAATCGCTTGATGTGTATAGAAAATCAATAAATAACAAAAACGGTCAACCTATTTACTATGCAATCGTTGACAACACTTTAGAACTTGCACCTATCCCTGATGCAAGTTATACATTACAATTAACCTACTACGGAAAGATTGATGCACTTTCTGATTCTAATACAAGTAATTTTGTATCAACGGGCAACCCTGATCTTTACTTGTACGGAGCATTAAAACACGCATCAATATTTCTAATGGAAGATGAACGAGTACCATTGTTTACTGCTCAGTTTGAAAAAGCCCTAGAAGAAATGCGACTAGAGCAAGAGAAAGCTGAATTTGGTAAGGGTTCTTTGATGCAAAGAAGAAGAACCTACGGAAAAGTTCGTAAGAACATACACTATTGGAATAATAACTAGGAGAAATAAATGGCTGGATTTAGCGATTATTTAGAAGATAAAGTATTAGATCACGTTTTCGGTGGCACAGCTTACACAGCACCATCTACACTTTATGTGGCTTTATTTACTGTAGCACCAACTGATACTGGTGGCGGTACTGAAGTTTCAGGTGGAGCTTATGCAAGACAAACTGCTACATTCAACGTATCAGGTACAAATCCCACAACCGCAACTAATGCTGCTGCTGTAGAATATCCAACTGCAACCGCAGACTATGGAACAGTTGTAGCTGTAGGAATTATGGATGCCTCAAGCTCTGGTAACTTACTTGCTTATGCAAGTTTGACTGCCTCAAAGGTTGTATCAAGTGGAGATGTATTCAGATTTGATGCTGGCGATTTAGACATCACTTTAGCTTAATACTATGGCCTCAGTAGGCTATGGTGAATACACCTACGGGAAGTCCCATTACGGACAGCCCGTTTATCATTTTGGTGTAGCTACATCCGCACAAACCTCTTCTATGACTGCTTCAGCGAAGCAGATAGACAGAGGTGTTGCAACGATTGCACAAACAAGCAGTATGACTGCTGTAGGAGTGCAAATTGATCGTGGATCAGCAACATCCGCACAAACAAGCGGAATGACCGCAACTGGTCATAGGGTACATTTCGGAACAGGAACAAGCGCACAAACCTCTAGCATGACAGCTACAGGTAAACAAATTGACAGGGGTGTTTCTATTGGGCCAGCAGTTTCAAACATGACTGCAACTGGTCGATACACATTAACTGTTTCAGCTACCATAGCGCAAACATCAAGCATGACTGCGGTAGGTACGCAGATCGATAGAGCCGCAGAGTTGATTGCAGGAATTAGTAGTTTTTCAGCGAGTGGTGGTTTAAAATGGAATAATCAAGTTGTTGCAGACACAACTTGGACTGAATTAGGCAAACAAGAAGCAGCTTAAAGGAAAGATTTATGGCAGATACATTTACAACTAACTTAAACCTAACCAAACCAGAGGTCGGTGCATCTACCGATACTTGGGGTGGTAAAATTAATACAGACTTAGATACAGTCGATGGCATTTTCAGTTTATCTGGAACTGCGGTTGATATGGGCCAAGTTGACTTCGGTGGCGCAGTTGTTGTTAAAGGGACTAACCCAAGTTTAACAATAGGCGATGGCGATGCGGAAGATACTAAACTTGTTTTTGATGGCAACGCCCAAGACTTTTATATTGGTCTTGACGATAGCGCAGACGACCTGGTCATAGGTTTAGGATCAACAGTTGGTACAACACCAGCAGTTTCTATTGATGAAAACCAAAAGGCTACTTTCCCAAAAGTTATTACAGCCTCAACTTCAGCAAACATTACACAAGTTGCAATTACCTCAAGCTCTAACTCAATAGCTTGGGATGCGGCAGCAGCAGCTAACGCATATCATGTGACTACAGAGAACACGACTTTTGCAGCACCAACTAACGCTGTAGAAGGTGCAATTATTTCTGTAGAAATAGCTCAAGGTGCAACAGCAAGAACAATCGCTTGGAATACAGTCTTTGAATTTGCAGCAAGTACAGCACCGACAATTACAGCTACAGCTAATAAAACTGACATATTGTCATTTCGTTATAATGGCTCAGTTTGGCAAGAAATTGGTAGAGTTCAAAACCTAGCACAAACATAATATGGAAACCCTGCAAAGGACAGCAAATCGTGGAAGCATATCGACTGGTTATAATGTTGATAACTCTGCTGTTTGGGAATCAGATGATTCTATGCGTATGTATAGAACGCTTGGAACACCAACCAATATAGACAAAGCAACATTTTCATTTTGGTTTAAAAGGAGTGAGTTAGGCAGACAGTTTTTCTTTTCAACAAGACAAAGTACATCATCGCCTTATAGTACATTTAGAATTTATATTACAAATGACGATGAACTTTCCATTCAAAATTACACTACATCTTACAACGCTAGAATAGAAACTAATGCTATTTATAGAGATACTAATGCTTGGTATCACATTGTCGCCTCTATTGATACAACACTAAGCACTTCAGGTGATAGGTTTAGACTGTATATCAATGGTGTTGAGGATGATAGTTTTAGTGTTCAAGACCAACCCTTACAAAATTCAGACTTGTTTCTTGAAAGCGGAAGAATTTTAGAAGTAGGAAGGTTTGTTGCAGATAATGGCGGCTCTAGTTATGAGTGTGAAGGATACATGGCAGAGGCTCATTTTATTGATGGTCAACAATTAGCACCAACTGAGTTTGGTGAGTTTGATGAGGATAGCGGTATATGGAAGCCTAAGGAATATACTGGCACTTATGGAAATAATGGTCATTATTTAGAGTTTAAAAATTCATCATCAATGGGAACTGACTCTAGCGGTAATGGTAATAATTTCACGATTGATTCAACAGCGACAGGCCCAAAACAATCAACCGACACCTGCACTAACAATTTTTGCACAATGAATATTTTACTTAATGGAGCAGCTACAAAATGTTCCTTTACTGATGGCGCAACATTTGTAACTGGAGCATCTGCAAGTACAAACTGGGAGTCACGTTTTGGCAGCTTTGCTGTTGAATCTGGTAAATGGTACATGGAACTGAAAGCTGATGGTTCAAAAGATACTAATAATATTTTTGTAGGATTTTGTGGTGCAGAATGGCACGGATACCATTCAGGCAATCATTTAGTTTTTGGCGGTCAAGAAGGCGCATTAGCAATTTATGGGTTCAATGGTGATATTTATGGTGGTACTGGTGTTCATGGTTTTAGAATTTATGATGAAGATATTGTTGCAATGATGTTGGATGCTGATAATGGCGCAATGTATTTTAAAAGATTAGCAGGGCCAAATAATGCACAAGTGAGTGAAGGAACTGTTACTTGGAGTACAGACGGAACAAATACAGCAGATCCAACAAGCGGTGCATCTAAAACAGGCGCACAACTTGTAGACTGGGTGGGTGCAACCATACCTGCTTTTTCTTTATCTAAAAATGTAGGTGGTATTGAAACAAATTTTGGTGGCTATAATATTATTTCAAACACACAGTCTTATTCTGATTCTAATGGATATGGTTCATTTGTTATGCAACCGCCTACAGGATATTATGCTTTATGCACTAAAAACTTAGCGGAGTACGGATAATGGCTTATACCGATATTGATGATCCTTCAGCACATTTTCAAGTTACTGAATACACAGGCGATGGTAATACTGGACGTACTGTAACTAATGGTGGTAATTCTGATTTACACCCTGATATAGTTTGGATTAAATATCGAAGTGCTGGAGTAAGTCATGTTTGGTATGATAGCTCAAGAGGAACAACAAAAAGACTTTATAGAGATTTTAATAGTACAGAGGCAACACAACCCGAAGGAGTACAAGCCTTTAGTAGCGATGGATTTACATTAGGAAATGCAGGTGCATCAAATCAAAATACTATTCCTTATGTAGCTTGGCAATGGCACATGAACGCTGGTTCAACAAGTTCTAATACTGATGGCTCAACAACCTCTACAGTTCAGGTAAATAGTGATGCTGGCATGAGTATTGTTCAATACACTGGTAATGGAACAGACGGAACAACTGTTGGTCATGGTCTTGGTGCAAAACCTGCATTAATTATAGGTAAATCAATAGCAGGAGCTTATAGTTGGCAAGTTAGACATCATGCAACTGGAAAATATACACAAGCATATTATTCTTGGCCTTGGGATAGTACAGCAGGTGCAAATAGTGCTACTTCTATATGGACAAATACTGAGCCAACAACAAGTGTTTTTTCATTAGGTAGTGGAGCAGTAACAAATCGTAGTGGTTATTCTCAAATTGCTTATTGTTTTGTAGAGAAAAAAGGATTTAGTAAGTTTGGAACTTATAGAGGTAATGGGAATACTGATGGTACTTTTGTTTATACAGGGTTTAAACCTGCTTATGTAGAAATCAAAACAACATCACAAAATTGGCATGTTTGGGATTCAGCAAGAAATCCACTTAATGTAAGTAATAAATATATTGCATCATCAACAAGTGCAGCAGAATACACTTCTGGGGGTAATATAGATATATTAAGTAATGGTTTTAAATTAAGAGCTACAGATGGTGCTTGGAACGGAAGTGGTACTGATTATATTTATTCAGCATTTGCAGAAAATCCATTTGTAACATCAACAGGCATACCAACAGTAGCAAGATAGAGGTATAATAAAAATTATGTGGGCATTAGTACAAAACAATGAAATAAGCGAGGTTTTCAAAAACCCTAAACCAATTACTATTGGGGATGTAAATTATCCTTCCAATATCTTTAGCGTATGGTCAAGCGATGATCTTGAAGGTATTGGTATTTATGAGGTTGTAGAAGATAACACAAACCTAAAAGATTCAGATTATTATGTAAATACAAATCAATCATTTACTTTTGCAGACGATACAGTTACCGCTTCATACGGAACTGCAACTGCCAAAGATTTAGATGATAGTGGCTCTGGAGAAGATTTAATACCTGGTCTTAAAACCATACACAAAAAAATTATAGACGATCAGGCTTACTCATTATTACAGTCAAACGATTGGCTAGTTATAAGAAATCAAGAAGCAGGTACAGCGATACCTTCAGATTGGTCAACTTACAGAACTAATGTTAGATCAACAGCCGCAACCATGAAGGGTTTAATTGATGATGTAAGCGATGTTGATGGTTTGGCAGCACTCTATGTTTATAGCGGTGATCCTGCTACAAGACCATTAGGAGAATGGCCTACACCCCCATCTTCTTAATGACACATAAACCAAGCTCTTATACAATAAGGCTATGGCATTATTTCCAATAACACCCCCAGCAGGGATCGTAAAAAACGGAACTGACTACGCAAACAAAGGTCGTTGGGTAGACGGGGATTTAGTTCGTTTTGAGAATGGCTACCTAAAACCTATCGGTGGTTGGGATAAATTAAGAGATACAGCACTTACAGGCGGAGTTATTGGTCTATTTGCATACAAAGATAACACAGGTGAAAACATCCTTGCAGTTGGCACACGACAAAAGGTTTATGTTTTATATAACAACACTTGGACAGATATAACCCCTACAGGCTTTGTTAATGATGCAAGCGATGATCCTCTAGGCTATGGTGCTTACACTTATGGCTCTGAAGATTATGGCGATGCAAGAAGTCAATCAGGCTTAGTTTTACAAGCAGGTTATTTTTCTTTTGATAATTGGGGTGAGGATTTAGTCTTTACCTTTTCTAAAGATGGCAAAATATACAAATGGCGACCAAACTCAGGCGGTACAGCAGATACCATAGCAACTGTAGTTACCAACGCACCTACAGGTAATTTATCAACACTTGTAACCAATGAAAGGCATCTAGTAGCCATAGGTTCGGCAAGTGATCCAAGAAAGATTGCATGGTCAACCAGAGAAGATCGTAATACTTGGACATCTAAAGCAACCAATACCGCAGGTGATTTGATTATCCCTACAGGTGGACGAGCCTTGTTTGCTGTTAAGTTTAGATCCGATGTCATAATTTTTAGTGATACAGGCATCAACAGAATGTATTATTCTGGCTCACCTTTTGTTTATGGTATTGCCGATGCAGGAACAAACTGTAAATCTGTTAGCCCAAAAGCTGTAGTATCCACAGGTAACTTTTTAGCATGGATGGGTGAAAACTCATTTTTTGTTTATGACGGTACAGTCAGAGAAATTAAATGTGATGTGCATGATTATGTTTTCGATAACATTAATGTTGCGGGTAGAGCAGCATCGTGGGGTGGACATAACTCTAACTTTAATGAGATATGGTGGGGATTCCCTGTAGGCGATTCGCAATATTCATCAAACAAATATGTGATATGGAACTATGTTGATAATGTCTGGTCAATAGGTTCAATGGATCGTGGTGCATGGATTGACCAAGGTGCATTTACTTATCCAATCGCAGGTGATTCTAGTGGTTTTGTTTACGAACACGAATCAACATCTTTAGATAATTCACCTAGCATAAATTCTCAAGTACCTTTCTGTCAAACAGGGCCAATACAAATAGGCAATGGTGATAGATATGTGCAATGTAATCAGATTATTCCAGACGAAGAAGCAAACTCTTTACCTGGTGTTACCCTTAGTTTCAAAGGTAAATTTACTCCGCTTGGTGCGGAACAAGATTTTGGATCATTTACTTTTGAAAATGATGGCTATACCGATGCAAGATTTACTGCACGTCAAGTACAAATGACAGTCACAGGCAGTAAAACTCAAGACTTCCAAGTTGGTGACATACGCTTAGATGTAAAAAATAGAGGCAGAAGATAATGGATTTATCCTCACAACGACAGTACATACAGCGTGCTATCAATGTTAAATATTCTTTTGCAGCTACCACACAGCAGACCATATATACAGCACCTACGGGTGGTGACTTTGATTTTGCGATTGTCAAAGGTTTTCTAGCTTGCGATCATGGTAATCAGCAAACTAATTTAGATGTATCAATTACTGATACTAGCTCAAATGAGTTTTTTATCTATAAACAAAAAAACATAACAGCACACGCTACTGAAGAATTACAAACTAACGCAGGGATAATTCTACTGCAAGGGGAAATCATCAAAGCACAAGTCAACCATGCAAACATTGACTTGGTTTTAAGTATTATTGAATATGGAAAAGGCGACTAATATTGTCGAGTTTCCCAAGAAAGATGCTTGGGAGATTGAATGGAATCGCTGTAAACATTGGATTGCGAAGGCTATCAAACACCAAGATTCCTATACATTAGACGATATTGAAGATAAAATAAGGCATGGATTATTCCATTTGTGGCCCGCAGAGAGATCTGCAATGGTTACAGAATTTGTAGTATTCCCACAGAATACAGCATTAAACTTGTTATTTTGTGGTGGAGATTACAAAGAATTAGAAGAAATGTTGCCATCTATAGAGGCATTTGCAAAAGCCGCAGGATGTAAAAGATTATATGGCGGTGGTCGAAAAGGATGGTTAAGAAAACTAAAACATTTAGGCTTTGAGCCAGAATATATGATAAGAAAAGACTTATGAGTAAAGGCAAAACTACAACAACACAATCAATCCCAGAGTATGTTCAACAACAACAGCAGGAAGTTTTCCAAGCTGCTAGAGGTGTAGCCGGGCAACCTTTTGTTCCATATACAGGGCCAAGAGTTGCAGGATTTACCCCGGATCAATTAAGACAGTTTGAAGCAACTCGTGGATTGTTTGAAACAGGCATGGAATATGATCCTGTTACAGGTATTAGAGATATAGCTCAAGCACCTACTCCTAGTCTTTTGGGAGCTGACATTGGTGCATATCAATCACCTTTTCAAGAACAAGTTATAGAAACCACACTTGGTGATATTCAGCGTAGAGCTGACATAGCTAGACAACAAGCACAAGATGTAGCGCTTGGCGCAGGTGCTTTTGGTGGTTCAAGATCTGCTATTTTAGAGGCAGAATCACAAAGACCATTTATTGAACAAATGGCTAGAACTTCTGCCGGGCTTAGACAAGCAGGATTTGAGCAAGCTCAAAGAGCAGCCGAGTCTGATATTGCTAGAGAAATGGCAGGTAGACAGTTTCAAGCAGGTTTACTAGGTAGTCTTGGTGCTGAACAAAGAGCAAGACTTGGTGCTTTGGGTGCGATAGGCGAGCAACAAAGAATGTTGCAACAACAAGCACTTCAAGTGCCTTACCAAGAGTTCCAAAGAGCATTGGCTTATGGCCCTCAACAACTTGGTTTATTACAAAGTGGTTTACCAGGACAAGCTCCTGTTTCTACAGCAACCAAAAGAAGTACAGGTCTAGGCGATGTGATAGGTACAGGTTTACAGCTCTACGGATTATTTGGTAATCCATTCTCAGGATTGTTTAGTGGTGGCGCAAGTGCGGCAGGATCAGGAATGGGTGGTGGAATAACAGGATTTTTACCTGGGGGATCATATTAGAATAATGTCAAGAGGAACTTTACCAACAGCACCAACACCGCAAACTTCTGATAAAAACGAAAGATTACGTCTTATGGCTTTTGCTTTAGGCGGTGCTTTGCGTGGTGATCCACAATTTGCAGCACAAACTCTTGAATTACAAGAAAAGAAAAAAGCTGAAAATCTTTATAACAGGGCTTACCAAACTGCTAGTCCTGAACAAAAAAAATTATTAGAAGCACTAACGCCTGAAGGATATCAAAAATATAATCAAGCTCTGCTTTTAAAACAATCAGGATTGGACTCAAACGAAACAGCAGATATTAGAAACTTTAAATTTTTTGAAAAACTAACACCTGAACAACAAGAAACATTTAAAATGCTAGAAGATAAATCACCTGAGTTAGCATTTGCTTTAGCTGAAGCAAAAAGAGTAGCATCATCGCAAGCTGGTTTAGATTTATCTCCTTTAGAAATAGAAAGAGATAAGAAAACAGCTTCTGAATTAGTTGCATTTGAAAGTGGCGGATATGCTACTGTGCAAAGTAATTTAGATAAATTAGATAAAAATATTGCATTGTTAAGATCAGGACAAGATTTGACAGGCCCAGTTACAGGTAATGTTCCTGTCGTTGTCAGAGCATTTACAAATCCTGAGTCAGTTGGTTTAGAAGATGATATAAGATCTATAATTTTTCAATCATTAAGACAAACACTTGGCGCACAATTTACTGAAAGAGAGGGTAATAAACTTATTGAAGCAACTTTTAACAATCTTCTATCAGAAGAAATAAATGCTGAAAGATTAGAAAGGCTCAGAAAAGAAACAGCAGCATCCGCACAAGCAAAACTTGACATGATTACTTATTTTGATGAAAACAAAACACTAAAAGGTTATAAAGGCAAAGTGTTTGATTCAAGTAATCTTTTAGATAATCTAATACAACCTGAAGATTATGCTGATTTAACAGACGATCAATTAGAGTCAATATTTACAAATCCAAATACTACAGATCAAGAATTAGATGCAATAAGAGAGTTATTAAAAGACAGATAATGAGCATTTTACAAGAACTAGAAAACAAAAGAGATCTTGCATTAAAAGGGCAAGAGATACCTAAAACAGAACAACAAAACTTTAAAAATATTTTACGTTCCGCAGTTGGTCAAGGTTTGGCATTTGGTTTTGGTGACGAAGTTGAGGCTTTTGTTAGATCTATAGGAACAGACAAAAAATATGAAGATTTAGTCAAAGAAGTTAGAGGCGATCTTGCAAAATTTAAAAAAGAGCAACCAGCTTTAGCTTATGGATCTGAAATAGCAGGAAGTTTACTAACAGGCGGTCTAGGTCTTGGAAGAACAGCATTAGCTACAGGAGCAAGAAGCGCAGGAGTAGGCGGTTTATATGGCGCAGGAATGGCAGAGGGTGATATTGGTGAAAGAGCAAAAGCTGCTGCAATAACAGCTCCAATATCTGGTGTTCTTGGTGGGGTAGCATCAAAAGTATTACCTACAAGAACTGCTGCAGCTAAAGAACTAATGGAAGAGGGCGTAGAACTCACGCCTGGTCAAGCACTTGGCGGTATTGTTGGTAGCGGTCTAAGAAAAGTAGAAGAAGCTGCTACAGCTATTCCGGGTTTAGGAACAGGCGAAGCATTAGAAAGATCAACCCAATCATTCAACAGAGCTGTTCTTAATAGAACATTAAAAAAGGTAGATGATGAATTACCTAAAGATTTAAAGATAGAAGATGCTCCTAAATATTTTACTGATTCAATATTAAATAAATTAAACACTTCTGTTAGAAGTTTAGAAATAAAAAATGTAAATGACATAAGAAAAAATATAAATGATGCTTTATTAAACAGCCCTTTGACAAAATCAGAAATAAATAGAATTAATACTCAATTAAATAAAATGATATTTGATAAAGCTAAAAAAGGTAAATTAACAGGAAAAGATTTACAAGCTGCAGATTCATTTTTAAATCGTCAAACAAGAAATTTCTCAAAAAGTTTAGATGCAGCGCAAAGAGAAATAGGAGATGTTTATTCGTCTATATATAATAATTTTTCAGATTATCTAGTAAAAAACAATCCAAAAAATTTAGTCAAATCTTATAAAGATGCCAAAGGTGCATATGGTGATTTGTTAATTATCTCAAAAGCAGGAACTAGAGGAGCAGGTGATACTGTTTTTACACCTAGACAACTATTAGCACAATCAAGAGCATATGATCCTACCTCTGCTAAAAGAAGAACTTTTATTGGTCAAGGTAGATTACAAGATATAGGAAGATTAGGAGAAGATGTTTTAGGAAGAACAGTTCCAGATTCAGGAACATTTACAAGAACACTTACAGGAGCAGGACTGCTTGGTGGGTTAGGATATGGTGTTATAGATCCTGCCACAGCTTTAGGCTCAACATTATTTTTAGGTGCATATCAAACACCACAAACACAACAAGCATTATTAAGATCTCTTATGGCAGGATCACAAGCATTACAAAGAACTGCTCCATATATATCAGGAAGGTTATCACCAACCCCAGAATAATGATCTAAATCATGCCAAGGGCCACAGAACGAGTTGGTCGATCAGGTGAATATCTCACAGCAGCACTCCTCTCCCAAATATCTGATACAGTCCTTATTGTTCCGCATGGTTCAGAAGCAGATATAGTCTTTGAACACGAAGCCCGGCTGTATAAAGTTCAAGTCAAAACCGCATCTA